GGAAATATAGGTTCGTCTCTACCGACGAGGTTGCTAGAGACATTTACGACTTCGTACATCTCCTGTCGGAGCACTGGGACTAATGGGCATGGTCGAAAGCTTTGAGGATCTTCATCAGAGCACCAAAGAAATCTATCGCAAGAGGGTCGTCGATGAAGGTTGGACGCCCAAGCTCGGCACTCTCGATTACTGTGCCGCCATTGAGTATGAGAAGACTCAGCGGATGATCCAAGAGAAGATGAAAGCGGCCGAAGCCTACGGCGTCAGGCAGGGGTGGGATCGGGCCAAGATCGAGGACTGGATTGGGTGTACCATCGCCGTTGTCGATCCGGAGAACTCCTTCCATCAGGAGATGGAGAGCCTCAAGAAAGCGGAGATCTCCGAGGAGACGAAGCGGGCCATCCTCGGCGAAGCCTTCTACACGAGACAGGAGAAGTGGGATCGACGGTTCCTTGGGATGGCTAAGGAGGTCGCCTCCTGGTCAAAGGACCCCTCCACCCAGACGGGTGCCGTGATCACCACCTTCGACGGGAGCATCGTCTCGGTCGGCTTCAACGGGTTCGCTAAGCGAGTCAAGGACTTGCCGGAACGATACGAGAACCGGGACCTCAAGTACAAGATGATCGTTCACTGCGAGCGGAACGCCATCATCTTTGCTCGTCGCGACCTCCAAGGTTGCACCCTCTACACCTGGCCCTTCATGAGTTGTTCCGTCTGTGCCGGGATGGTGATTCAGGCGGGTATCACCCGCTGTGTCGCCCCCGCCATCCCCGAACATCTGAAGGAGCGGTGGGCCGAGGACATGGCTATCGCCAAGATGCAATTCGAAGAATCGGGAGTTCAACTTACCATCATCGAGTAACACAAAGGCCCGGTTCTGCCGGGCCCTCCTTTTCTGGAGAGGATCAGGAGGCCAAGCCTCCGTGAAGGACAATACAGCCAATGAGAGAGAAACAGTCGGAGCGATGAACTATGTCAGTTAACGAGTTGAAGAAGTACATTCTCAAGTCCAAGTACGCGAGGCACAACAAGCAAGCACAGCGACGAGAGACATATAAGGAAGCAGTTGATCGAGTGCGGAACATGATGCTCGATCAGTTCCCTCAGGCAGCAGATGCAATTAACTGGGCGTATGATGAGGTAGAGCAAGAGACTGCACTCGGTTCCCAGCGAGCTATGCAGTACGGTGGCCATCCAGTCATCCAGCACAACGCAAGAATTTACAACTGCACGTGCAGCTATGCGGATCGGCTCCGCTTCTTCCAGGAAGCCTTCTACCTCCTTCTGTGTGGCTGTGGCGTAGGCTTCAGCGTCCAGAAGCACCATGTTGCCAAGTTGCCCGCATTCAGCGGACAACTCGTCAACCGCATCCGTAACCCCTTTATGATGGTGGACTCCATTCCGGCGTCAACCTTCGTCGTTCCCGATACCATTGAGGGGTGGGCCGACGCCCTCGGCGTCCTCATCTCCTGCTACTTCGAAGATGGACCCTTCCCCGAATACTACGGTCATCTAGTGACCTTCGACTTCGGCCTGATTCGACCCGAAGGCTCGCCCCTCTCAAGCGGGGCAGGGAAGGCACCTGGTCCCGAGCCATTGATGAGGGCACTGAATGAGATCAGGAATCTCCTCGATCGCTGCCTACAGAATGGCCAAGAGCGGCTTCGGCCCATTGATGTCTACGACATCGTGATGCATGCAAGTGACGCTGTCTTGGCAGGTGGTGTACGTCGCTCCGCGACCATCTGCGTGTTCAGCCCCGACGACATCGAGATGGCTAAGGCCAAGACCGGCAACTGGCTCAAGGAGAATCCTCAGCGGGCCCGCTCCAACAACTCGGTGCTCCTCGTAAGGGGCGAGACCTCTTATGAAGAGTTCGAGGGGCTCATGGAGCATGTGAAGCAGTGGGGTGAACCCGGCTTCGTTTGGGCAGACTCCACCGAATTCCTCGTGAACCCATGCGTAGAAATTGGGATGTGGCCGAGGCTTCGCCTCGATGAGAACGATTCCCTGCTCCAAGAAGTGCTCCGCACCTACAAGGGACCAATCGGATACGACGATGCTTCCGCCACCGTGAGTGGCTGGCAATTCTGCAACCTGACGACCGTCAACGGCAACAAGGTCAAGACACCCGATGACTTCTACAAGGGATGCCGAGTGGCGGCGATCCTTGGCACACTGCAAGCGGCCTTCACCAAGTTCCCCTATCTCGGTCGAGTGACTGAGGAAATCGTCCGCAAGGAAGCCCTGTTGGGCGTCAGCATCACGAGTGTGATGAGTGCCCCCGATATCCTCCTTGATCCCGAAGTCCTTCGTCGCGGTGCTGAGATTGTGCTAGAGACCAACGAATGGCTGAGTAAGATCCTCGGGACCAATCCTTGTGCCCGTGGTACTTGCATGAAGCCAGAGGGGACCGGCACCCTGATGCTCGGCTCCCTCGCGTGCGGTGCCCACGGCTGGCCCTTCAAGAAGGGCATCAAGAATGTCCAGGCCAACGTCAACGAGGTCGTCTATCAGTGGTTCAGGGAGACCAATGAGGTCGCCTGCCAGAAGAGCGTCTGGTGCAAGAATGGGACCACCGACGTTATCTCCTTCGCCGTGGAGGCCCCTGATGGTGCCATGCTGGAGAATGACCTGTCGGCCGTCGAGTTCCTTTCAAGCGTCAAGAACATCTACATGAACTGGGTTGTGCCGGGTAAGCGGCCCGAGCGTTGCACCCACGACTGGCTCCATCACAGCGTCTCCAACACCGTCAAGGTGAAGCCCCACGAGTGGGAGGAGGTCACCCGCTACATCTACGAGAACCGCGACTGCTTTGCTGGCATTTCCCTGCTCCCATTCTCCGGGGACAAGGATTATGAGCAGGCTCCGAACATCGCGGTTTATGATTATGATGAGATGTCTGCGAAGTATGGGCAAGATGGGGTTCTTGCGGCTATCTCTCACACGGTCACCCTCCTCTACGCATTCGACGGCGATCTGTTTGCCGCCTGTGATGCGATTTTGGGCACTCCTCGACAAGCCCTGACTGAGGAGCAGGAGGCACTCATCGCTTCGATCGTGAAGGAGAGGGAGACCCCTCAGGAGCGATTGGACCTCACCTACGCCCTGAAGGATCTAGCCAACTGGAATCGCTACTGCTACCTGAAGGACTCGTTCAAGTCGGTCGACTACGAGTCCCTCATCGAACTGTCGGATGACACCCAGCCAACGGCTGAAGGTGCATGTGCGGGTGGAGCTTGCTTGATCTAAGACTCTAGCAACAGGTGAAATAGTGGGAACCCTGACGCAGCTTCGCGAGAACATCTTCAACACTGACATCAAGGTGATTGCTCACGGTGTGAATTGCCGTGGGGGCTTCGGTTCGGGAATCGCTGGGCAGATCGCCAAGCGATATCCCGAGGTCCGAAGGGCCTACATCCGCAAGCACACGGGCGAGGGCTGGGCCCTCGGCGACATCCAGATCGTCAAGACCGACGACGGACGCCTGGTCGTCAACATGGCCACTCAGGACACGTACGGCAAGACCGGCGTCCACGTCAAGTACGAGGCGGTTAAGACCGCCCTGGAGAAAGTCCTCAAGTTCTGTGAGGAGCAGGGACACGCACTGGCGATCCCCAAGATCGGATGTGGCCTGGCGGGTGGAGACTGGGCCGTCGTAGAAGGAATCATCACCGAGTGTTTGCAAAGCAAGCACGTTGATGTGGAAGTCTACAGCCTGGACTGAAAGGGACCTCGTGAAACACTACAAGACGTTGGTGTTGAACGCCAACGGTATGCCCCTCTCAATCGTGAGTTGGGGCAGGGGAATCTACCTTGTGTATGACGAAAAGGCACAAGAGCTAGACTTCTACGCCGGGGAGAAGGTGAGGGACGGCCACGGTCGTTACTTCACCATCCCCGCCGTCATCATCCTTCGTCGCATGATCTCAACGAAACATCGCAGTGCTTCCTTCAATAAGAAGAATGTGCTGCTCCGCGATGGGCTCACCTGCCAATACTGCGGTCGCCAATTCGAGCCCAAGGATCTTACTCTTGATCACGTCATTCCCCGGTGCAAGTGGAAGAGTGAAGAGACGCCCACCAATTGGGAGAACGTCGTCACATGCTGCTGTGCCTGCAACACAAAGAAAGGGGATAAGACATGCGAGCAGGCCGACATGCACCCCATTAAGAAGCCGGTGAAGCCTAGACATGGTGAGAGGTTTCTGGGGCTTTCGCCCTGGAGGGACAGGATACCTAAGGAGTGGCTTCCTTACCTGAGTCATCTACCTCTTTTCAAAGGCTTGGTACATGAGCAACAAACTACGCTTTAGCACGAATGGGTTCAGCAGTAACGGGAACGGCAAGAAGCCCAAGTCCCGTGTCGTCAGAGGCAAGACGGATGGGCAGCGGGCTTACATGGAAGCCATCGAGTCCCACGACATCGTCTATTGCCTCGGTCCCGCTGGAACCGGAAAGACTCACATCGCCGCTGGCATGGCGGCACGCGGCTTCAACGACGGCACCTACGAGAGGATCGTAGCCGTCCGTCCCGCCGTCGAGGCAGGCAACAGCCTCGGCTTCCTCCCCGGAGAACTCGACGACAAGATCAAACCCTATCTTCGCCCCTTCCTTGCCGAACTGGCCAAGTTCATCCCCGAGGAGGAACTCCGCAGACTTCGCCAAGGGGAATTGCCGAAGGTCGAACTTTCGCCGCTCCAGTACATGCGAGGCTCTACGCTTGAGAACTCCATCATCGTTCTGGACGAGGCACAGAATGCCACCCGTGCAGAGATCTGGATGTTCCTGACCCGCCTCGGCGACGGTTCGAAGATGATCATCAATGGCGATACGAGTCGCCACGAGGACGGCACAATGAAGCAGTGCGATCTTCCACGCGATCTGCAAGGAGGCGTCGAATACTACGCCGACCTCTATGCGGACTACGAGGAGATTGGAATCGTGACCATGACTGAAGCGGACATCGTTCGCCACCCCCTAGTCAAGAAGATGATGAAGCGAAGCTGAGCGACCTTCGGTCGCGGAGCAGGGAAAGGTAAATGGATAGAAGAGGATTCTTCAGGGCTCTTGGCGGTGCGGTCCTTGCACCGTTCGCCGCCAAGCTGCCCGTCAAACGGAAACCCCGCCTTCGGTGGTCACCAATGGGTGCCGCCGTCTTCGATAGTCGTGCCCTCATTAAGGGCCGAGCCCTCATCGCCCCCAATCACAATCTCTCCGAGATTTACATGTCCGAAGAAGCTTACAACGAAATGTATCGTTGGCAAGTTGGCCACTCCGTGGCCACTTACGGTGTAAGTTCTATAGACACCAACGAGATAACAAATGCCGACTTATCACTATCAGTGCCAGCAGTGCTCCCACCAGTTTCTCATTCAGAGGAGCATCAAGGAGGAGATTCTCACTCTCTGCCCCGAATGCCAGACGAACAGCCTCCAGACGATCTTCTATGCGGTCCCCGTCATCGATGCGGAACCGAGGACTCTGGGGAGCCTGGCCGAACGGAACACGGACAGGATGGGTGTCTACGAGCTTCAGGAGAAGCGAGCGGAGTTGGCCGAGAGCAAGAAGAGGGGGAGGGCCGAGATGGACTTGCCTCCGACGTTACCGGCCGGGATGGAGTCGGCAAGGAACGAGAATCCGCAGGCCCCTTGGTGGAGGCCGGGGACCTCGGGTCCCGATTTGAGACTAGCGTCATTGACACCTGAACAAAAGAGTCAATATCAATACGAAGGGAAAGTCGATGGTTGATCCAACGTGCCCCATCCTCCTCATTCCGGACAAGGATGATGAAGAGGGGGGCGACTGCATCTTTCAGATTAGCACGGGCAAGACGGGGTCTATGGACCAGGTCGGTGCCCTCCAGAGCGGCTATCTATTCAATACTCGTCGGTGCGTGGCCCCTCCACGCCAAGTCACCCCTCCAAAGGAAACGCTATGGCAGAGAACCCGCCGCTTCATCCTATGGCCCCTCACGGTGCTATCATCCAAATTCTCTGGGAGGTCCACGAAGTCCAGACGGACGGGCGTCACGATCCATCATCCCAGAACAAGGGCCAGCGTGTGATTTCGTTCCGGGGGAGCAACTATGCCGTGTGTATGGCAAAGTTACAGAGCTTCCTCGATCTCGTAAGCAAAGAAGGGCAAGTCGATGAGCGAACCAGAACAGAAGATGCCGGTGCTCCACATGAAGGAGAAGGACCTATCCTCTCACAGGTTCAAAGGGCTAGTCGAGCACTCGCACCATCCCCTAACATGCTCGGCGTGCGGCCGGGGCCTGCTCGACGTGATGGTGACAGAGCCCAACTACCCTGAGACCTTCCGCTATCGGGCCGACTGCCCGTATTGCGGTGACCACAGCTTCCCCAGCGACCCCATCCAGGGGGGAGTCTACATCGGGCCGATCGGCGACGTGTTCAACACGAGCTTCGACACCGATGGGGACATCATCTACCTGAGGACCGAGAAGCGATGAGCACCCGCGAAGATCTGAATGACAAGGGGGTCTTCAATCCCGGCCCCCTCAAGAAGAAGGGCTTGCCGCGTGTGCCCGTGCGTACGTACTCGGGCGGCGAGGTCCCCCGCGAAGACGAGATCATCATCGGCTTCGATGCGAGCGGCTCCTATACCGATCAGCCCGACGACGTCTGCTGCAAGCGTGTACAGACAGATCGTAGTATACGCTACTACATCAAGTTCTGCACGATGGGCACCGAGACGGGTCGCATGCTGAACCCGGTCGGCATGTACTTCAGGAAGGATCAGGTGTCGTCCTCCGATCCAAGGACCGGGCGGCTCCGCTACGAATTCAGGGGCGTCGGCGAGGGCCCCTTCCGCGACTACCTCAAGTTCCTCTCCACCAAGAATGAATCCTACCTCCGGAGTGCTGAAAGGCAGGTGCTAGATGCCTAATCAAAAGAAGAAGACTACGCCAGCGAGGGTCAAGGCGAAGCCTCCCCTCCCTGCTCCTGAACCCGTCTCCCCCGACCTCGTCTTAACCAAGGCCCAACAATATTACATCAAGGGTAATATGGAGGGGGCTTCCCCCGTCCAGATCGCCTCCGACCTCGGTCTCACGGTCGAGATCGTTAAGGCATACATCGCCACGGTCGAGCGTGACTCGCGGACCTCACGCACCAGCAAGTTGATGCAGAGGCCCTCCAAGGGTGTGGTGGCGATGACTGAAGCGGCCTCGATGGCTGCCGACGACATTCGGAACAAGAACCTCATCACACAGGCCGAGATCAATCGGGCATCCGCCGCTGGTAATTTCGAGTTGGCCGCTGAGTTGGTCAAGCGACGTGAGGAGCAGACGGTGAACCAGCAGACGATGCAGCAAGCCCGCTACGGTCACTGCTGGCACTTCATCCGAGATACCAATGACAGTGTGTAAGGTCGATGACGAATTCGTTCGCGATAATATGCGTTGGGTGGTAAGGCTGAACAACGATGAACTTGTTTATGAGGACGATGGGAGGCCCGGCGAAGACCCGCCCTCGGCCTGGCTCCGTCTCGGCCAGTATTGCCGCGACAACGGCCTCTACATCACTCAGATGTGGCTGCAATTCCGCTCTGCCCGACTTGAGGTCAAGCCCGCCAACGCCCTCGGCTATTTCTTCGCGAAGAGCGTGTTCGCCGTCTGGGGGGAAGACCAGTCGTACGAGGCGTACGTAGCCGGGACGCTGGGGGCAGACGGTAAGGTCCGCACGACGAGATGGCGGGTCCCTGAGCTAATCGAATTGGAGCAGGGAACGAGGGTCGTTGAGCTAGATAGCCCATTCCTGATCTGCAAGCCCGTATAGCGTTGACATTTGGAGATCCGCGTCCTATACTAAGGGTAGGCCCCCTTTTGCCACCCTGGAGGACTCATGGCTGCGAAGACAACGCCCGCCCCCAAGAAGAAGACGGCGAAGATCCCGGCCCCCAAGCGTAAGATACGAGAGTATCCACGCATCGAGGGCACAGAACTGGCCAAGTTGCACATCGACAGCGGTTGGCTCTACCACCTGAACCGGACCTTCTACCACCCCCTCGGCTTCTCGATGATCTACGAAGAGACGCCGAGTGGTGAGATGCTTCCGGTCCTTCTCGATCGGCGATCGAACCCCACAGGGGTATTCAGCCCGAAAGAGATGGAATCGGGTGAGGCCAAGAAGCAGTCGTATCTCAACGAGTTCGGCCGGGCGACATTGGAGAGGCGACGGAAAGCCCTTGGATTTACAGTGCAACCTAGCGAGACGACGTGATGGCCAAGAAGAAATCGGGGAATCCAGCCACCTTCGAATCGGAACATGGAGCGACCCGCAAGCTCAACGCCATGCAGAAGATTGCTGAGATCATGTGCGAGCGGATTGCCGCCAAGGAGGGGCGAGGGCTGGATACCCGGTTCTGGCTTGAACCCGAGTGGGCCAAGCGATTCAACTACCAGATGAGTACGGCACGCTCCCTCCTCAAGCTCTACGATGTTGAAGCGATTCTGAGGGCTCTGCGAGCGAACCCACGGGTATTCTCTCTCGGAGCCCCCTTCTTTCTGGTCGAAGTGGAAAAAGAGCAGAAGAAGTTTGTCGAAGAGCGTAACAGGGCGTTGAACGCCCCGATCATTCAAACGAGCAGCACAACAGAAGCCCCGCGAATTGGAATTCGACTTGGAGGAAGTGCAAGAGCAAGACTGAATGCCTCAGAAGCCAAAGGCCGACAAGAAAGAGAAGGCCACGGCAACGCCGACACGACCTGACGACAAGGTCATAGCAGACATCATGAAGGAGTTCGGGAAGAGCGTCTTGGTTGGCGGTGACACGATCATCAAAGCCAACAAGATGCTCATCCCCGTGTCTCCAGCAATCGACTTCGCCCACAATGGTGGATGGCAGGAAGGCTCCTTTGTAGTTCTCGTAGGACCACCACGATGCGGCAAGACAACGACCTCACTTCACTTCGCGGGCAACGCCCAACGTCCCCAGTACGGCAGCCGCGAGGTCATCTACCTCAATGCCGAGGCACGCCTAGAGAAGCGTGACCTCAACGGCATTCCCGGCCTCCTGGTCGAGCCTCCCCACTTCCGTATCGTACAGTCATCACCGCCTACTGTAGACGCCAAGGGCGTCATGCAGCCGGGGAAGATCCTTACGGCAAAAGATTTTTTAACAATTGCTGAAAAATTCTTGATCGGCACCACCGATAAGGTGATCATCCTCGACTCGATCTCTGCGATGGTCGGTGAATCCGAATGGAATGAGGGGCTTGATGCGAACGCGGTAGGCGAGGCCCAGCGTCTCTTCAGCAAGTTCATGCGGCGGATGTCACAGGTGATTGCCACCAACCGCCACATCTTCATCGGTATCGTCCACCTGTATGCCAACATGGGCGGGGCTGCTGCCAAAGGTCCGAAGTGGCTTGAGAAGATGAGCCACTCGGCTCAGTACGGCCTAGCCACCAAGTTCAAGGCCACGCACTTCGAAAGTTGGAAGGTGGGGAGCGGCGACAAAGAGAGCCAGGTTGGCCAGTGTATCTTCTGGAAGTGTGAGCGGTCACCGCTCGGGCAGCCGGGCCTCTCGGCCGACAGCTACTTGCGGTTCGGTTACGGTCTCGATGAGTCAATGGAATTGATCGAGATGGCTCTACCCATCAACCTGATCGAGAAGAGCGGGACCTGGTATGAGCTAAGGTTCGTCGAGGGCGACAAGAAGCCCAACGTGCAGGGCATGGAAGGCATCTGCACTTACCTGAGGGAGCATCCCGAGAACTTCGAAGAACTCAAGAGACAGGTGAGGGAGGGCCTCGGTCTATGAAAGTCCAAGGATTGGATGGTCGGGAATACTCGTGGAAGCTGAGGGGCAGGGAAGTGCTCCTGAGCGATATTGACAGGGGGTCGGGCCCGCACCAAAGGGCCCGCACCCTCCTCAAGGCATTGTTTCCGCTCGTCGCGGTCCTGGAGGAGGTTCCCCTCCCCGGATCGGACGGGCTGCGACTCGATTTCCTGATCCTGAGCGACAGGATCGCCGTTGAGGTCCACGGGGCCCAGCACTTCAAGTACACGCCCCACTTCCACGGCACCCGCATGGGCTTCCTGGAGTCGCGGCGGCGTGACTCGAAGAAGAAGGAGTGGTGCCAACTCAACAACATCAAGCTCGTGGTCTTACCAGATACGGAGGATGAGGATGACTGGAGAAGGCACTTCGCCTGATGACAAGCTGGATCAGATGATTGCCAGCCTGGAAGAGGATATGGTCCGTCGAGGTCTGATCATCATCGACAAACCGGAAGTCGACGCCTATATGTCGATCAGTCAAGAAGAGATGGCTTCCCTGCCCCCAGACGAACTGGGCTCGCTGGCCTTCTCACTCTCCCAGTATTCCTATTACATCCAAACGATGCTCAACTGGCTCAACGTACGCATCAAGATGTGCCAGCGATATGCGGTATCCGATCATAAGAATGCCAAGCAGTGGCGTGAGCTTCAGGAGAAGGCCGAGCAGCGGTTCGACACGCTCTACTTCATCCCTGCTCGTATTCAAGATATTATGAAGGCTGCATTCGAGCTACAACAGTCCCGAAGGAGGACACATGGCAAAATCTAATTTGCAGAAGCTTCAGGAGGCGTTGGCGAGCGGCGACGTCGAAGCGGCGAAGCTCTACGCGGCGAAGATAGAGGGGGCGAAGGCCCCTAAGAAGAAAGTGGCCACGCCACCCAAGAAGAAAGTAGCTACGCCACCTAAGAAGGCGAAGCCTTCCAAGAAGGCCCCTGTGGTGCCCGAGGACGATTTCCCAGAGACGGAGGGTCCGGATGACCTGGAAGACGTCTTCGTGCCTCCTGCGAGCCGCCAGAGCCCTTCCCGAGCGTCCTCGCTCGTGCTGCCCGGCGACTTCAACTACAATGCCCCTACGGCCGGGCAATATGGGGGGTATGGGGATGATTCGTCCTGGCAAGCGACCACTATGCGGCCGGGAGGATTCGGCAATCGCGGAGCGGATAGGGTCGAGGCCCGCAAGGTCTCGATGGCTAATCGTAAGCACATCAACTTATTTGATGATTGGATGCATGACGGGGGACAGGGTGCCGACAAGCTCTCGCCCCGCGAGAAGAAGATGGAGAAGGCCATTGCCAACTCTCCAGTGACTCCAAGACCGGGACAGAGAGGGGCGATGCGACCACCGGCTCAGAAGACCCACATTAACTGCGATGGGTGCGGTCGCCCCTTCGATGTGTATCCGAGTGAGCTAACGCAGACCCATGAAGATAATGGTCGGCCCTACATCGTCTACATATGCGACCGATGTGTCAAGCGGGGAAGAAGGTAAATGGGACAAGTATTCGAAGATGTGGCAGCAGAGCGAGCGGTTCTTGCCGGAATCTTCGAGTACGGCGGGGATGCCTTCATTGATTGTGATGACCTGATCGATGCCGAACACTTCACGGACCTGACAAACCAAAAGTTGTATAGGTGCGTGCAAGAATTCTTCTCCGACAATCATCAGAAGAGGCTTGATGTACCATCCCTCTTGTCTACGGCAAACAAGTTGGGATTCTCCAACTTCTTGGATGACATTGACGAGAAGCGGTACTTCCAGACGGTTCTTGATCTTGATGTAGCGTTGCCGACCGTTCGCACGCAGGCCGAGAAGCTCTTCAAGCTGTCGATCACCAAGCAGCTTGACAGAAAGCTCGTGGAGGCCCGCCACCACCTGGAGCGGGTCACGGGCGACGAGTCACTCAGTGAGATTCTTGGCATTGTCGAGAATCCGATCTTCGACTTCACGACCAAGCTCAATGACGGGGTGGAGCAGGGACCCACTCACATCGCCCTCGGTGGGCGAGAGTGGCTTGAAGATCTGATCGCGAACCCACGCGAGAGCATCGGTATTCCGAGCCCATTCCCTCGCTACAATGAGTTGATCGGTGGCGGCTATCGACGGGGTGAGATTGCCATCGTCGGTGCCCGCCGCAAGACTGGTAAGACGATCTGGTGCGACAACGTATGCCTGCATGTGGCTAAAGAGTTGAATATTCCCGTACTCAACATCGACACCGAAATGAATCGGGAGCAACATCTCGCCCGCATCCTGGCCCACATGACAAACATCGACTCCTTGCAGATCTCGAAAGGGAAGATTACGCGGAGCCAGGCGGATGACTGTCGTCGGGCGATGGACGTCCTCGAATCAATCCCCTACACCTACCACTGCGTGGTGGGGAGGAGCTTCGAGGAGCAGGTTGCCGCGATGCGACGTTGGTCCATCAAGACTGTTGGTGTTGATGCGAACGGTCGCCGAAACGACTGCCTAGTTGTCCACGACTACCTCAAGATGATGGACGAGGAGTCGTCGGGCAAGTTCCAGGAATACGAAAAGCTCGGCTACAACATGATCGCCATGCACGCGATGGCGAGCCGCTGTGATATTCCCGTACTGAGCATGGTCCAGTTGAATAGGGAGGGGGGTATCGCTGCCTCCGACCGCATCACCTGGTTCTGCTCTTCGTACTCCACCCTCTCTAGGAAGGTCGAGGGAGAGGGTGACATGAACTGCCTCAAGCTCGTCATCGAAGCCTCTCGTAATGGTGGCGGCTCCATCGATGGCGACCACATCAACATCCACTTCGATGGGGCTACGGCCCGCATGGTTGAAGGGAAGACTCGCTTCGAACTGGAGCGAGAGCGACAAGTGGCTAAGCAGGGCATGATTGTCGAGGATGATAGTGATGCAGAACACTCCTTCAGCGAAGAAGAATTCGGAACTGTACCAGAGCAGCGACGTCCTAAGAGAACTCGGAAATCGGCTCGCTGATCGAGGCTTTGAGGATCTCTTCGAAGCCCTCGAAGTCGACCTGAGACGATCCGGCAAGATGTTCGTGGGCACCTGCCCAATCCACGGAGGCTCCAAGTCCAACGCCTTCAACATCTTCCCCGATGGCGACTCGGCCAAGGGGAACTGGAAGTGTCGGAGTGGCGAGTGCGAGGAGGTCTTCTACCACCGGAGCCCCATCGGATTCGTCCGTGGGGTCCTCTCCCACCAGAAGTACGGATGGTCGCAGAAGGGGGATGAAGTGGTCACGCATCGCGAAGCGGTGCAGTACGTCCTCGACTTCCTCGGCATCAAGATCGAGGATGCCAAGCCCGACCCCGTCAAGATTGCCCGCCACCGCTTCGTCGCCGATGCGAAGTTCTTCAAGAAGAGGGACAAGACCAAGAGGGTGGGTCTCTGCACGAGGGAGGAGCTACGCTCCTACCTCCAGATGCCCGCCGACTACTACGTCAGGCGGGGCTACTCGCCCGCAATCCTGGACACCTTCGACGTCGGCCTTTGCACCAATAGGCGAAGCCCCATGTATGGACGTGTCATTGTCCCTGTATACGATCGCGACTACCGGATGGTGGTCGGCACAATCGGCCGCACGACTTCCCCCCAGTGTCCCAAGTGCGACTACTTCCACGAACCCACGCTTCCCTGCCCCGTCTCCAAAGGAGACTATCTTCAGTCTTGCAAATGGAGATGCTCTGACGGCTTCACCGACAAGAACCACTTCTATAACTTCTGGAGGTCTCGCGGTCCCATTAGCAAGTCCCGCTGTATGGTCCTGGTCGAGGGGCCCGGCGATGTCTGGAGACTTGAAGAGGCTGGGATCGAGGTCGCAGTAGCGACCTTCGGTAACAAGATCACCGATGCCCAACGGATTGAGATTCAGTGCAGTCGTGCCCTCCACTTCATCCTGGTTCGCGATCAGGACCAAGGTGGGGCGGCTTTCGCGGAGCAGGCGAGGTCCGTCTTGACTCGCTACGGCTCCTTTCAGGTCGTCGAGCCGCCCACCAAGGATGTGGGCGAGATGACAGTAGATCAAGTGCGTGAACTCATTCTCCCCCTCGTCGAAGCCAAATCATTGAGGTAACGATGCAGAAGATCCTTGCGATATCAGGAAGGAAGCAGAGTGGCAAAGACACTTGCTTCAAGTTCATCAAGCAGATCATTCCGGAGGCGAAGCACTTCTACTTCGCCGACCCCCTCAAGCGGATGTGTATCGACATTCTTGGATGTCCGGAAGACAAAGTGTATGGGAGTGATGCCGACAAGAATGAGAAGGTGGAACACCTACTCTGGGAAAATTTCCCGGTGCGGGCCTTTTCCCGCACCGATGGCACCATCTTCACGGGGACGCCCAACGGTATCTACCCGACAGCCACCAAGAAGCACATATATGAGGATGGCAGGGTGGGCATCATTGAGGAGCCCGACCTCCAATTAAACTTCGAGCCCTACCATATCGGCAATATACATGACGGCTGCCTTCTGACCCCCAAGACGGGACCCATGTCCGTCCGCGAGGTACTCCAATACTGGGGCACCGAGGTCTTCCGCAAGGCTTACCACAACGTATGGGCCGACGCCTGCATTCGTGCCATCCGTAAGGACGGCTGTGAGTTTGCCGTCATCACCGACTGTCGATTTCCAAACGAAGTTGATGTGGCCAAGGCTGAGGGCGGCAAGGTCGTTCGTCTCACTCGCAACGTGTTTCCTGGCGATGCCCACGCGAGCGAGACGGCCCTCGATGTTGACCGTTACGACTGGTCCAACTTCGACCACGTCATCTATAACGAGGACATCGGAGTCAACGAAACGTGTCTACGAATCCTCAAGTTCCTGATGGACAACCAGTGGTACGACGGACCCCTCTCCTTCAAGGACTTCATCCAATACGCTGAGAAAGCTGCTGCATGATCATTACCTTCGTTCGGAGTTCCTCTTACGGGACCCACTCCATATGCCCCCATAAGTATTACCTTGAGTACGTTCTAGGCATCCGTCCCCCATCGGGCAAAGCCGCCGACAAGGGGACCATCGTCCACAAGGCTCTAGAAGTCTTGGCTCAGGTAAGCATGTGCAGAGCTACGGGGGCTACCTCTTATGTGGACGAAGCCTTTGGGCTCGTCGACATCGACAAGGTGACTCCCGACTGGGCCACGCAAGCCGCCTGGGACTTCTACACGCCAGACTCTCCGCACATCGAGTGGGAGAAGAAGGACTTGGACGACTGCCTCAAGTGGACCAACAAGGCAATCACCTTCAACGAGGGTCGTTATGACCCTCGTAACCTCGACATCATCGCCCAAGAACAGCGATTCAACTTCGAGATTAATGAGCCTTGGGCCAAGTACGATTATACCCTCGAAGATGGCACTCGATTAGAGGGCCATCTCGGCATCAAGGGCACCATCGACCTCATCACGAGGAATAGGTATGGGCAGGGCATCGTCGAGATTATCGACTGGAAGACGGGGCAGAGAAAGGATTGGTCCAAGGAGGGGTGGGAGAAGAAGACATATGAGGAGATATGTCATGATCCACAACTCTGCTTATACCACTATGCGGCGTGTCGTCTCTATCCGGACGCCGAGGAGATCTGGATTACCATCTACTACATCAATGATGGAGGTCCATACTCGGTCTGTTTCTGCAAGGAGGATCTCGCCTATACCGAGAAGATCCTTAGAGACAAGTTCAATGAGATTCGTAACACGACAGTTCCCTACTTGAATGTGGGGCGGAAGTGTACCAGCTTTTGCCACTTCGGCAAGACGACATCAGAGCATGACTCGTCAAAGACGGTCTGTCAATTTTTCGCGGACCAAGTCCGCACCAAAGGAATCGAGGCAACAACCCATGAGTTTGGACGCACAGGTGCATACAACGAATACGGAGACGG